CGAATCGGAAGGCCGACTGCCTTCCCTTCAAAGTCACTATCCGCATAATGTGGATTGACTAATGCATGCGCTAACATTCTGTGCGTCAATTTTCCGGCTTGGAAAAGAGACCCCAGCAATGCCAGTGTTGGTAATCCTAACTCCTTTGGAGTTAGTTTTACAACAGCATATCTAGAAAGTACAGTTGCAAGAAGAGAAACGGAAGTTAGCAAACCAGATTGACTAAAGCTTAACGCATTAGCAACCCGTGAACCAACATTCCACCCTGCTCGAACTTGATTTAAAGATATACCGGATACAATGTCGTTTCCAATACATGTACGTTTAGCGAATTCGAAGACGGGTTTGTTTGGAGAATTAATAGATTTATTCATATTAATCTCACAACCAATCCCCGCCATGATCTCTAGATAAAACTTTGCAATTAATGCATCGAATATCACAAGATCATCTCCGAGGATCTCATAGGATTGATTCCATGAGAAACCCCCAGAAGACTGAGTTCTTTCTAAATGAGCATGATAGGCAGCATATTGCACTATCCAGTGATGTGTTAAGGCTAGACCAGGCCAAGAGGATAAACCACCCATAGGTTGACCAACCGCATAGCGATACGGACCGGGAGAAATTTTCAATTTCTCTGCGATTTTGCCATTAAAGCCAAAATCTCGATTAGTCATAATCGATCTCCATAAGGAGGCAATACCAGGTAATTTCCAAATTCCCTCAATAAGGAATGCGGTCATTACTACCGGTAAACGGTCTGTAGCAGCTGTAAGGTCAAAGGAGAATGCGCAATTTGCATTGATAGCCTTCCCTTGAGACCGTTTGATAGAAGCTTCTTGATTGAAGGTTCCATCATTCGGAATAGATTTAAGTATTGCAAACATAGCTTGGTGTAAAGGTGCAAGCACTGACTGAGTTATACTGTCCAACAAAGCAAACAGCCGAATTTTTCCGGCCGCTTCATGTTTAACAGCAAACTGAGAAAGTGCAAGCCCTGGACCCTCGCCATGAGCAAGAATTGAATCTTTGAATCTCAAAGGACTGCGAACTTCAAAAGTTCTTTGTGAGAGTTTTCCCACAAAGCTTATCGGTTTTTCAAGCCGTAAGCCCAGTTCATAGGCATCCTGCAACATTCGCACAAACCGAGTAACCTTAGGTTTGGTCAAATATAGGTAATCTAAGATATCTTGCCACAAATCGGGCCGATTCTTATTTAGAAGGTAAACATCCGTTATAATCCCTTGTGCACTCATTTTGTTAGACGGCGAAGCCGATCTACTCAAAACGAATGACTTAGGACTTAACGACATGGTTGAGATTTTATCAAAACCAGGAAGAAGATCAAAGAAAAGAAATTTTCCAGATTTAATTCTGTCTACCAATCTATCTAAGTAATCTTGATTACCAGAAAAAGGATTTGTTATGGTTTCTATTTTTAGAACACCAGGCGCTTCTAAGACTCTATAAAGGTTTAACAAACCTAAATGGAATCTAATGAAGCGAACATCTCCCTTTCTGATCATCACCCGATCCGACACAGAAATGTATCGGGGTAACCCGTTGTTCAAACGGGGTAGCGGTAAAGTATCGTCTAGAGTCCTTAAGGATCTAAGTCTATCATCTCCCAAGTATTTCTGTAAAGCTACACTGCTTGCTTTTAACCATTTAATGGTAAAAGTAGCTCCGTGGCTGTTATACAGTTTCAATACGAAGGATATGAAGCGTCGGGTACTATTTACTCGTGCAGCCAACCCATTCCTTTTTCCCATAGCCAAATACGAATTAATTCGTAAAGGTAAGGAAAGAATGGTTCCAATATTATTGGAAAGTGGTATCATCTTAATTACTTGGACGTATTTCGTTCTAATAACGTCTAATATATTGAAATGTGTTTTCATGTTTTGATATATTATTATTGTTGTAGAACTCGGCTATTTCCGAATAGGTACATGACCCATTCATCTCGAATGCAATGGATGTTCATTGACTTACTTCAGTTTATGCCTAAAGACGAGCAAATGCTAAGAATAACATTTGCCGCCAGGGCATTTCAGCCCAATACCATCCAGTCTTAAGACCCCGCTGTTCCCCATAGCCCTATTATCCTTACGAATTATTCGAAAGAAGATTCCATAGGTACTATTGCTACTAGGGGACGGCAGATACTTAATCACTGTTGCCTCAAAGCTTACGATGAAAGACATAAGTCTTCGATCTTCACTTTGCGAGGCGGACATTAACTACGAAACGTATTGTCATCCATATCTGATCAAACAAGAGCAGAGGAACTAAGTTCTATGGGGGTGTAGTATCTGGAAAATCCAGGCTATGACCCGCTAGTGACAGAGCTCATACTAAGTTTGATAAACATCAGACTTAGGATTATCGTCCATTTGGTAGCTAACAGAAATTTCTCTCTTCCTGTACATTCTTATTAAGGTCTGCGAATTCGGTTTACCGAGGGTGCAGGTTTCCTTAGTGCGAAAGCACAG